TCATGATCGTGGCGGGGACCAACTCCTCGTTGCTGTTCCCGACCTGACCGAACCGGAACCATGCCTGCGTCAGCGTGTTGCCGTTGACCATCTTCATGATCGAGCCGTTGAACGACACCGCGTACCAGCCGCTCTGCTGGAACACGAACCAACCCCGGCTCGCTGTCTGGTCGTAGATTGCGGCCCCGCCATCGTCGTCAATGGCCCATAGCAGATCGTTCGCTCCTGATCCAGATGCCGTGGCAAGCTGGTACGCCCCGGTCGCAAGCGTCGGAGCCGCCCCACCGCCGCTCCCGCCACCCGGTGCGAACATGATCCAGCGGTCATCGAACCAGACGAACGACTCACCCGTCGTCGTGTCGAACCATGTCTGCCCGACGGCCGTCGCTGTCGGCGCAGCGTCAGCCGTGAAGCTGTACCCGTCCGAACCACCACCGCCGCCACCTGAGCCTGACGACTTGAGGTCCCACACCGGGTCGTTGAACACCCACGTCAACGAACCGACCGTGAACTCCTGGCCGGGCGTCGGGGTGTCGGGGAAGTCGATCATCAGTCACCAATCCTGAGAAGTTCCATGCACGTCGCCCGAGGCCCACCCGCCATCTGCCACGTCGCCGACAAGATCGTCTTGCCACTGCCCTTACTGTTCGCGGGTTGGTCCTGCAAGTCGGGGAACCCGCCCTGCACCCGTGCCCACACTTCCGTTCCTGCCGCCAATCGAATTGTGGCCGTCGAAGCGGCCGTCTCGCGATACAAGAACGGGGCGGTCATCATCGGAGTGCGAATCGACACCGCGAGTTTCTGTCCGGTCGCATGAGCGTTCCCTGTCCGCATGTCGACACGAAGCTCGTGACCGTTCGCTCCCGGCGTGAACGTGCCGCTCGACACGTCCTGCGCCACTCGCAGAGAGAACTGGTACAGGCCCGCCTTCGCGACGGTGAACTTGCCGGTCGTCGTGTTGTAGGTGATCGCAGCCGGGTCGGATGTCTCCCAGCCTTGGAACATGATCGGGTTGATGCTGATGTTCCCCTGCACGTCGATCGGCACGTCGAGCGCAGCGGTCAGCCACGCTGCTGCCGTGACCGGAGCGGGGACCGAGGTCGTACCACCACCACCACCGCCCGGCGCGAACATCACCCACCGGTTGTCGAACCAGACGTAGCTGATGCCTGTCGCAGAGTTGAACCATGTCTGCCCGACGGTCGTCGCCGTGGGCGGCGTGTCGGAGACGAAGCTGTAGCCGTCCGAGCCGCCGCCACCGTCCCCGCCACCCTCGACGACGAGGGTCGTGCCGCCGCCCGAGACGCGGTTCCATCCGGCCCCACCCCACACCTCGATGTAGGTGCGGCCGTTGATGTCGACGCCGCCTCGCACGTCGCCGACGGCGGGGACCGACGTGGGTGGCGTGACCCCGCGACCGTCCTCGGGGATGAGCCGGTAGCCGGACTCGGTGGTCGGGTCGACCTCGAACCTCATGTGAGCCGCCTCGGTCGCACAGGCGCAAGGTACTCGGACATCTTGCCGTGGGCGACGCACGAGCTGTAGGTGACCCAGGCGCCGAGCGCCGGTTCGGTTTCGGCCGGGGCCTCACCCCACCATGTCCCGGCGAGCCCGAGCCCGTAGTTCGGTGAGGCGCCGCCACCGCGACCGGAGATGAAGTCGAACGTGAAGCGCACCGTCTCGCCGGGACCGGTGGTGCCTCCGGCGCCGTCGACGGATTCCCGCAGCTCGTGGGAGAGGTACTTCACTTCGAGGTTGCCGACGTCCTCGGGGAGCCAGCGCAGCGACGTCGCTTCGTAGTACGACGAGCCGACCGGCGTCGGGAAGAACCTCGACACCTTCGACCACCCGGAGCCCGACTCGTGCGGGGGCTTGCCCCCGGCGGCGACCGGTTCGTCGTTGCGGAACACGGCGTAGAACCCTGGCTCGGCGTCGAGGCCACCGACGAGTGACCCGGCCGGGTAGGCGACGTTGGCGCTCCAGCCGAGCAGCATGAGGAACGATCGCATGTCGACGTATTCGATGTAGGCGAGGTCGATGCCGACGAACGACGTGGACCCGTCGGCGAACTTGCCGTCGGGGTCGACGCTCTGCGCCCACGGCGGGCAGTACGGCGACGGCACGGTGACGCCGAACACGTCGCCCTTCGAGACGACGCGGCCCCCGGCCCACAGGACGTAGTCGGTCTTGCGGATCAGGTAGGCGTACCCGGTGGCGAACACGACCGGGGGCGTGTACTCCGAAATCTGATTGCCGGACTCGGCCGCGACCCGCACCTCCCAGAGCTTCTCGCGCTGCCCGTTCGAGTTCGAGTCCCCGCCGTCGAGGAGATGGAACGGCGCCTCCTCCGACGTGTTGCGCCAGTCGAGGCCCGAGCCGAACTCGCGGTACTGGATTCGGTAGCGGGTGACGCCCGGCACCGGGTCCCAGCGAATGCCGATCTTGTCCCACTGCGGGGCGTCCCAGTCCTGGGCGTCGAACGGCGCCAGCGTCGGGATGCCCGGCACCGTCGGCAGCACCACGAGGTCGCGGATCAGTTCGCTGCGCCGACGCGCCACACCCGAGTCCTGAATCCAGAGGTCGTATTCGCCGGGCGGGAGCTGGCTGGTGCGGAAGCGCACCGTGAACTGTTCGGTCGTCAGGATGTCGCCGACCGGTTGCCAGTCGACGACGGGCAGCTCGATGTCGCCGTCGGCTCCCTTCACGAACACTCGGGGCCGGAACGGCGGGTACCGGCCGTCGGTGTAGGTGGCGACCGATTCGCCCTTCGGGTTCCACGTCAGGTTGGCGGGGACCAGCTCGATGTCGTCCCACTCGGGGATCGAGATGACGAGCTGGTTGGAGCGCCGGTTCGTGCCGTCGGTGACATACACGAGCCAGGAGCCGGGCGCGAGCATGACGCCGCCGAACTGTCGGCGCACGGCGTCGTCGGTGTAGGTCCGGTTGATGATGAGCGGCAGCTCGACGAGCCCGAACTCGTCGTGGAAGGCGAACGCCTGATGCCGCTGCGGGCGTCGAGGGTCGAGGATCGACAGCTCGAACACGTTGTACGGGTCGCCGCGTTCGACGAACGACGACACACCGATGCCGGGCGCCGCTTCCTCGCCGATCGCTGCGAGCGTGATCTCCTCGATGGGGATGAGCGGCGGGCGCAGGTTCGGGAACCCCGGCGGTCGCGGCGGCAGCTCGACCTCGGGGATGTCGGTCGTGTGGACCTCGACCGACGACAGCTTGTACGTCACCTTCCACTGGGGGCCGCGGTCGTCGAGCCCGACGAGCGAGAACTCGATGCCCTCGATGGTGCAGGTCGCCATGATCCGATCGGTTTGCAGGTTGCGCTCGATCCTCACCCAGTCGCCCTGGCGGAGCGTCGTGACGACATCCCACAGACGCTCGTCGGTTTCCGGGTACACCTCCAGCACCGACACGTCGAAGCGTGAGCGGGACAGGACGTAGGCGTACAGCTCGCCGAGCGCCTTCGCGTCGGCGGGCTTGTAGAACTCCAGGCCGGTGTACTCGATGACGTTGTGGCGCCGTCCCTGCCCGAGCGCGATGTGGCCGACCTCGGGCCACGCCGGGGGCAGGTCGTTGCCGTCGGCGTCCACCTCGTCGGGTGCCGACACGTTCGACACGGCGACCACCGACGGCATCTCCCAGCCGCGGTACGCCCACACGAGATCGGTGTAGGGCAGGCCCTCCGGGTTGGCGTCGCAGCGGTCCGTGAAGATCGGGACGTACTTCTGGCCGGGGCGGGCGAGCCCTGTCGTCGCGTAGCGTTCCGGCGGGACGTTCCGCATCGTCGTCGGTGACGGCGGGCCGCTGGCGACGTACCCGCCGATGTCGATGGGCGGGGTGCCGAAACGCCGGCGATCGAGGTACACGACGGAGCGCTGATCGAGGTGGTCGACCTCGGAGAAGAAGTGCCCACCGTCGGACAGGGCGACGTTGTGGGCGGCGTCGAGGACCGTCTCGGATCGGAGCCGCGGGTCGACGAGCTGGACGTGACCCTCCTCGAAGTAGGTGTGCATCCGCGACAGGCCGACGCGGTTCACGAGGTGGCGGAGACGGTTGGCGGGCGTGTCACCGAACGACCCGGAGCGCCAGCCGAGCGCACCGCCCTGCTCGCTGAGGAGCCCGATCGTGTCGACCGCTTCGACGATGACGACGTCGGACACCTGGGTCCACTCCTGCTCCCAGTTCGACACCTGGCCCCACCAGATCACCTTCTCGCCGTGGGTGATGTCAGGGTTCTTCGTCGGGTGGCGGAGACGCAGTCGCACCTCGGTCGACTCGTTGATCGGGGGCCGGTTGTTGACGAAGTTCGTGAACTGCCCGGACCGGTTGTCGAGCGAAATCTCGGCCCGGCCCGCCTCGACCTGCTCGAACGTCAGGTCCCGACCGACGGTGCATCGGAACGCCTGCACGTCGCATTCGATCGGCACCCAGCCATCGCGGAACCGCATCTCGACGATCGTGTGCGGCTTCGCGTCCCAGTCGTACCAGTCGACGAGCAGCGCCGAGCCGTCGTCGGTGACGAGCACCCGGTTGAGCGGGTCACTGAGGAGAGCGTCGATGCGGCCCACGGATCACAGCTTGATGATCTTGAGCATCGCCATCGACGGCTGGATGTTCTTGTTGGTCCTCGTCTGGCCCGACGCTGCGGTGCGGCCCGACAGTCCGGCCCCGGCATCGTTCGTCGAGTCGGGGAGGGCGTGCTGGTGACGCCTGTTCGCTCCGTCGGTGCCACCCCGGTCGGCGCCACCGGTCCCGGCGCCACCGGAGTAGAACCCGCCGTAGCCGTTCGGTTGCGGCTCGCCCGCCATCGGGTCCCAGCCACCCTGCCCCGGACCGCGGAACATCCAGCCGAAGTTGTTGTTCCCACCGACGGCCGGGTGGGTGTGCTGCATCCCGTGTTCGTGGTCCGGGTAGTCGGTGCCGGTCGCCCCGCCGATCGGGTGACGGTGGCCGTTGACGGTCAGCGTGCCGACGGCGTGGTCGTGATCGATGACAGTGGCGTCGTTCGAGCCGAACGACCGGCCGGGCACGGTCCACAGAGCGCTGCCCGGATCGACACCGACCGTCGTCTTGCCCATCAGGTTCGGGACGGCAAACCGGTTCTGCGCGTCCTTGCCGAACTCATAGCCGATCACCGCGAACAGCGGGGCGTACAACGGGTTCGTCGGGTCGTAGAACTTGTCGTCGCAGACGACGAACCCCATCGGCGCGGTCGTCCCGGCGTAGTCGAGGACCGTCGCCGTCGGCACGGTCGCACCGGCAGGCCCTTGCGGTCCGGCAGGACCCTGGGTGCCCTGCGGACCGGGAGGCCCCTGGGAACCGGCGGGACCGGGGAGCCCTTGTGGCCCGAGCCCGGCGGCGACCTCGGCCCACACCGCACCGTCGGACACGAAAATCTTGCCGGTGTCGGTCGTGACGTAGACGGTGTTGGCGGGTTGGATGATGGCGTCGAGCGCCGCCTTGTTCGGAGCGACGCCGTCGATGACGAGTCCCCGCCCGATCGGACCTTCCGGCCCGGTGGGGCCCGGCTCACCTTGCGGACCGGGCTGCACCTTCGTTGCCGTCAACTCGGCCAGGTCGTCGACGGACGCGAGCACCGCATCGGGCGGGGACGCAGCGCCAGCGAACAGGACGATCTGGTCGGTGGCTTCGACGGTCGGCTTCGCCGGGAGGTCGCCGATCCTTCGGACTACGAAATCTTGCGCCATCATCTGCCTCTCGATACAGGGATGTTCCCGTTCCACCGCGACCACCGCTGGATGGCCCGGACCGTAGCTGACGGGTCGGCGGTCGGCACGGTGACGTACGTGTTGTTGTTGATGATCGGTTGCCCGGCGGTGACCGTCTGGCGATACCGGGTCGGGACGCCGTACGCCTGGCCGTCGTCGGTGGTGAGCTGCCGCCCGAACTCGTCCATCAGGAGGAGGCCGTCAGGCTGCGGGGTGGTCGTCGGCGTCGTCGGCCTGGTGCCCGTCGTCGTCCGAATCGGGACGACGATCTCCTTGCCTGCTGCGGTGCGGGCGGCGTTGACTTCCCGGTTGAAGCGGATGAGGTCGGGGACGACCTTCGCTTCGGCGACGTACGGGTAGCTGGTCAGGTCGTCGATCTGCGTCTGTGCTTCGTCGGTGAGCGCCTTCGTCACGACCTCGGCCACCCGGTCCGGGTCGTTGAGCGCCTCGATGTCCTCCTCGGCGAGCTTCGTGATCGCCTTCACCGCGATGGACGCTGCCTTTTCCTCGCCGATGACGCCGATGAACGTGTCGACGGTTTCCTCGGCGACCCCGGTGTCGATGAGCATGTCGGCGATGACCGAGGCGTCGGTGTTCGCCGCCAGGAACGCGTCGAGGTTGGCCTGGCCTTCCTCCGTGGAGACGTCGAACGACAGCTTCGTGTCCCCGAGGCTGGCGATCAGGCCGTCGATGAGTGCCGCCACCTCGGGGCTGATCGCGGCGACGTCGTCGCGCAGGTCCTCAAGGAACGTGATCTTCGCGTCGACCGCGGCCATGCCTTCGAGGCCGAACGCCGCGGCGTCTGCCGCCTCGCCGATCTGCCCGAGCACGTCCTGATAGTTCTCGGCGTTCGTGATGGTCCGGTCGAGCTGCGTCTCGCCGTCGTCGAGCGGTGCGAACGCCTCCTCGATCCATGTGCCGAGCGACTGGAACACCTTGAGGCGTTCGAGATCGACGTCGCCGGTCTGCTCGAAGATGTCCTGCGCCGCGTCGGCGGCGTCGTTCAGGGCGTCCTCCGCTTCCTTGGCCCGGTCGGCGATCCCGTCGAGAGCGTCGGCGTAGTCGTCCCACGCCTCGGCGTTGCGTTCGACCTGGGCGCCGTTCTCGGCGAGGATCGTGTCGATCTCGGCCTGGAGGTCGGCCTGCTGCTCCGCCTCGGTGTTGGCCTTGGCGAGCGCCGCCTCCATCTCGGCGACCGTCAGCCCGTACTTCTGGATCGTGGCCGCACCCTCGCCGCCGCGCTTGGCGATGGCGAGGATGGCCTGGGCGACCTCGGGGCTCGTTTCGAGGAGCTTCTCGAACTCGGCCTCGACGTCCTTCGTCGCCGTGATCGTGCCCTTCCACACCTCGGAGAAGTCGTAGTCCTTGTCGGCGGAACGCGACAGGTCCTCCAGCACGGTGACGAGATTCTTGATCTGCTCCTCGGCGCTCCCCTTGCCGAGATCGCCGATCGCCTTCTTCAACTCCTCGGCCCGCTTGCGGGCGACCGAGGTCTGCACGGCGAACACCGTCATCGCCGCCGCCCCGACGAACGTGGAGGTGCCGATGCTGGCGAATGTGTTGGAGAGCACCCGAACGGCGTTCTGCGATTTACTCAGCGTCGGCCCAAAGGGCTTCTGCCGATTCATGAACACGAGCATCGCCTCGTCGAGCATCGCGAGCGGCGTCCGAGCGGCGTATAGGGCACCGCCGAACAAGGCGAGCTGGATGGGGAGCCCACCGAGAGCACTGTTGAGGTCGGTGACCCCGCTGACGACCGGGATGATGAGATTGGAAACCGAGGTGATGGCGGGCTCGAAGCTGCCGCCGATCTCCTCGGAGGCGTTTGCCACGGTCGCCTTGAGGCGCTGCATCGTGCCGTTGAACTCGTCGTTCTCCCGCGCCCACTGGCCGGTGTAGTCGGCCGACTCCTTCGTCAGCTTCGACAGGAACGCCGCCATGCGCTGCTGCTGGGTGAGGACCCCGGTGACCTTCTCGCCGGACAGGGCGAAGTATTCGTTCTTGAGGATCGTGTCGTTGAGGACGATGTTGTACCGACGCAACGGCTCGATCGAGGAGCCGGAGAACCCGGACTGGATGGCGGCGACGGCGTCGGCGACGTCGGTGTTGAACGCGGCAGCGAGGTCCGACGCCACCATCGTCAGCGACGTCGAGAACTTCGCCAGGTCTTGCTCCGCGATGCCCGCCGACTTGCCGAGCCCGGCGAGCAGGGTGGTCGAGCGGAGGAACTCGGTGTTCGAGAGGCCGAACGTCTTGACGGCGCCCTGCATGGATTCTTCGAGTTCGCCGAACGACGAACCGAACACCTGCTTCGCGGTCGCGGCCTGGTTGATGAATTCGCCGTACGCCTGCGTCGCCTTCTTGATCCCGAGGAACACCCCGGCCCCGATCCCGATGGTGCCCGCAAAGGACAACGCCCGGCTCGCCGACTCGCGGAAAGTCTCAAGCTCTTGCCGAGCGGCCTTCGCGTCGGCGCCCGCCTGCTGGAGTCCCTTTTTGAGTTCGTTGGAGCGAACAAGGAGTTCGAGGACGATGGTGTTCGTGTACGTCGACATCAGCGGCTCAGGTCACGGCTCCGGCGGGGACTGCGTTGCGAACATCCGCCTCGGTCGGCCAGGGCGCCACGAGCGGGCGCTCAGGGGCCGCAGGAGGCGTTGGCGCGGCTGCCTCGGCCTCCTGCGGCGCATCCGGGTTGTAGCACGCCAGGAGGTCACTGAGCTTCATCTGCTGGATGAACAGCAGCGACTCGTCGAACGGCAGCTTCGTCATCTCCGACACGGTGACCGCCGCCCACATCATGAGCGCCTGCGGGCTCGACATCGGATCGACCGCACCCCACGCCTGCTCGCCGATGTAGGCGTTCACCAGTGTCAGATGGGCGCACGTCACCTGCTCCTCGCGGAGCGTCGCCCCTTGCACCTCGATCATCCAGCCCATGTTCTCCTCTCGTCACCCGAATGCTTCGTACCCGGCTTCGTCGAACGCCTGCTGATGCAGCTCGACGACCCGGGGTTGGACTGACTGTATTGCATTGCGCCAGTACGGACTGCGTGGGCCGACCCCGGCGTTCACCTCGATGAACGGACCGCTAGGGCTGCGCGAGAAGTTCGAGTAGAAATGACCGTCCCGGGTCCGCAGCGACGGCATGAACTTCTTGGCCGGGTCGATCGGTCGGGGCGACCGGCGCAGGTTCGGGGTGAGGATGCGGGGCGCTGTCGGCCCGCCGCTCATCGTGTTGTCGCGGAGCTGCCACGGACCCGTCTTGCGGAACAGGACTCGCTTCGTGTCCTGCGTCTCCGCCGACCGGATTGTGTCGTGGCCGATCCCGGCGCCGTTGCGGCCGACGCCAGAGATGCGTCGATCGCTACCACCGATGCGGACCGCCGCCCGATCCAGGGCGTCGTCGACGCGTTGAACGGAACGGCGAAGCGCACGCTCCTGCGTTGACTGAGCCGCTTTCGAGAACTTGACCAGCGCCGCCTCGAACGCACTCAGATTGCGGTAGACGCGCTGAGCCATGAGCACTCCCAGCCTGCGAACGACATGACCGCCCCCACCCCGCAGGCGTGGGGTGAGGGCGGTCGAGCCGGATCAGGTCGCTGCGCCAGCAGTCCACTTCCCGGCGGTCTTGAAGTTCGCCTTCGAGCCGTCGCCGAGAATGACGTACTGACCGGTGGTGAAGTCGGTCGGGGCGCTCGTGCCCGAGTCGCCGTAGGTGGCGTCAGCCTTCAACGCCGTCAGGTCGGCGGGGACCGGATCGCTGGAGAACACCGTCGCCGTGATGTTCAGCGGGTCGTTGGCCTGGGGCCGGAGCGACTGACCGGCCGGGTCCTTGATGTCCGGGTAGCCCTGGATGTTCAACGACACCGACGCCACGAGCGCCTCGCCGGGGGTGCCACCGAAGGCACCGGCCTGGGCGATGATCTCGCCGGTCGCCACCGGGTTCTCGTTGCCCTTGAGGTAGAGGGCGAACGCCTGGCGGGTCGCGTCGTTCTTGAACAGGTAGGCCGAGAGGCCAGCGGCCTCGGTCCAGTCCTGCAAGAAGTCGAGGTCGAGCGTGAAGCTCGACGCCACCGGGACGGTCGCCTCGGAAGCGGGCTGGCAGAACGTGGCGGGGACCGCAGTCGTCGTCGTGTTCGAGGACGAGTTGATCTCCGCCTTCGTGACCTGGCACGAGAAGTCGGTGAGGGAGGCCGGAACGATCGGCCCCGAGCTGGGCATCGGGCCGAAGCGGACTTCCGCTGCGCCGATCTGGAGGACTGTGGTGGACATGGTTGATGCTCCTATGCGTCGAGTTCGAGGGTGAATGCGACGCCGAGGGCGTCACCGTCTGAGTTGAGGCCCGAGGTGGAAACCACCTTGAGTCGGTGCCATGCGGATGTTTTCTCACCGGCCTCCAGCGCCTTGAGGACGCTGATTTCGGTGTCTGTGGAAATGAAGTCGGCGAGCCACCGTTGCGTCTCCACGAGATCACCGCGCCCGACATACACCCGAACCTCGCATTGGAGGCGGGTGATCTCGTGCGCCATGTCGCTGTGGAAGTTGACGACCTCGGGGAACGACACGATCGCGCAGGGAAACACCGGGTTGGCGGGCAACTCGGCGTAGGCGTCCTCGGTGACACGACGGAGCCGTGCAGCGAGTTCGTCGCGGATCGTGTTGACGTTCATGCGAAGTCGTACGCGAGGTGTCGGACGAGGAGGTCCTCGATGTCGGGGTCGAGGGCGGGGACCCGGACCAGGCCGAGTTCCCCGAACCCCTCGAAACCACCGACCGAGTTCCGCCGTCGATATAGCCGAGCGGCGAGCATGACGATGGCCTGATCCACGATCTCCGGCCGCGGGTCCTTCAACGGCATGCACCGTGTCAGCACCCGAGCCCGAGCAGCGTTCAGCGCCTTGGCGAGTTGCTCCTCGTTGATCTGTCCACCGGGTTGCCCGCCCAGGTACTCCCGAACGTCGTCGGGGGTCGGGGTGGGTTCGGTGGTCGCTGGATCGGCCATCGTCGTCAGCTCACGCCTGCGGGATCGAGACGGCGGCGCCGTCGTCCATCGCAACGGTCGTGAACAGACCGCTGTAGGACACGACCCGACCGGCACGCTCCGGCTCGACTGCCTGGAGGACGCCGAGGCGACGCTCGAAGGCTTCGATGCCACGGCCGCAGTACACAACCACGGTGGCGTCGGAGAAGCCGGGCGACACGACGCGGGGCAGACCGTCCACCGAACCGGTGAACGAGTCGGCCTGCGACTGGCCGCTGGCGTTCGACGGCGCGAGCGCCGGGAACAGGGGCCGGTGCGAGGCGTCGGTGAGCCCGCCGATCTTCGCCCACATATCGACCGAGAGGCCGACGTTGGTCGGCATACGACCGATGAGGCCGTACACCTTCGCTGCTGCGGAGTAGATCGAGGCGTTGATCGTCTCGGCCGACACTGCGGCGGTGGCGATCTTCGACGCCGTACCGGCCCGCTCGATCTCGGCGCAGGCGTATGCCTCCGTCGCGATCGCGTACTGGTCGGCGAGGTCGGAGATGATCATGTCGAGGGTGCCGGGCGAGAGCATCTCTGCCCACAGCGACACGTCGACGACGCCACCCATCGCGACCGGCTCGATGTCGATGCGAGCCAGCTTCATCTCGCGGGAGACAAACGCCTTCTTCTCGTCGACGGCGGCGCCGGTCGTCTTGACCGAGCCGAGCTTGCCAGCGGTGCCCTGCGGGCCGACCTGCGTGTTCTGCACCACCTTCGGGCGGAACATGAGCGGGGCGGTCAGCGCACGCTGAACGAGCGTGGCGACGACGGGGCGCATGGCGTCCACGTTGCTCCACACTTCGCCGATGATGGGCTCCGGCACGACACCGATGATGTCGTCGAGCGTCAGGTCGGCGACGGTGGCGCCGTTGATGCTCGTGCGGTTCACCATCGCGGCCCGCTGGATGCGCTGACGTGCTTCGAGGTCTGAGCCGGGGCCGAACGCACGGAACACGTCGTAGAAGTACGCACCGGGGCTGTCGTAGTGGGCGAGCACGGCGGGGGCCTGCGCCCGAGCGAGCGTCTCGCGGCCATCGCTGGTCACCGAGGCGAACAGTGCCGCCGTCGAGTCCTGCGCCCGCTCGACTTCGACGAGCTGCTCGATGCGGGGATGGATGGAGTCGAGTTCGGTCTTGAGAGCGTCGAAGTTCGCACGCTCCACGTCGTTGAGGTCCCGGTTCTGACCGGCGGCGACCTCGGTGATGGCGTTCATCTGTGCGGACGTCTTGTCCCACTGAGCGCGGAGGTTGTTGAGCAGTTGTCCCATGAGGGGGTCCTTTCGTAGAAACGGATCAAGGACCGCCAGCTTCTCCCCATGATTCACGACGGGAACGGCCGGGAGCTACCCGGTGTTCAACCGATGTGCGACATCGTGTTGCTGCGGTTTCCGGCAGCGTAGACGTCAGGTTGCGTCGGATGCAACGACTGGCACGTTTCGGCCCCACGGATGGAACTGGTGCTCGTCGAGATCGGCGACGGTCGTCACCCCGTCATTGACCTCAGCCAGCGTTCCCCACGGCGTCTCCGGCGCCTTCGCAACGACCGCCGCTGCTGCCTCACGCGCCTCATCCCACTCGGAGTCATTGCTCATCGTGCCCTCTCCTCTCGTCGCGAACGTACCTCAGCACGCGGAACACGATGAACACCCCGAGGATGACGCCGAGGATGAACGTGACGCCCGAGGTCGCATCGCCGACGGCCCGGCTCAGATCACTCGCTTCGGACGCGAACACTCACGACCCGACTCGCCCCCACCGGTCGGTGCCGGGCGGCAACGCACCATCGGGATTCAGGATCGGGCCGTACCCGGAGATGACATGGTCCCCGCCGTGACGCAGGTAGTGGTAGCGCATCCCGTCGACCGGCGAACGGCCGTCGGGCGCCTCCGCTGCCTCGTCGCGGCGCTTGAACAACTCCTGCGCGACGACGCCGTCCTGAATCCAGTACATGCCGCCGCCGGGCACGCACTTGTAGATCGCGCCGGTACGGACATCTTCGAGGATCAACACCATGTCGTCATCATCTCCTACGTGAACGGGTGGGGCGGGGACCGGTTGCGGTTCGTGGACGTCCGGCACCCCGTGGTGACCGATGAACTCGTCGACGAGTGCTCCTGCCGGGCGGGCGTGCGGCAGCTCGACGGGCTGGAAATGCCACGTCTCGCCGCCCCAGGTCGCCTGGAGGAGTCCGAACTGCGGGGCGTGGACACCGGCCCATGCGGTGTCGCCGACGAGGTCGACGGCACCACCGGCGCAGTGCCATGAGCGGCTCGACGGCGTCATCGGCGCCGTGTGGACGCCCTGAGCCTGGAGCTGCCGACGACGCTGATACTCGGCGTCCTGCGACGCAGGCGACCGGTAGCCGGTGCCGATGCCGATGGTGCCGCCGGACGCGATCATCATGGCCTCGACCCGGCGACGCATCTCCGGGTGGAGGTTCGCGAACGTCGAGTGCTGGCGAAGCTGGTCGAGCGTGACCCGCCTGCCCTGGTAGCCGTCGGGGAAGGTCAGTTCACTCACGGAGCATGTCCAGTTCTTTCGGGGTGAGCGTCGCCAGCTCGTCGGCCTGGGCGTTCGTCAGAGCGACGTTGCGCGACGGCGTCACCTTGGCCCGCACGACGAACGAGATGACGACGATCCAGGCGCCGATGACGAGGTTGAGCCCGGCGACGATCGTGCCGTCCCAACCGAAGATGAGGGCGAGCAGGTTCACGGTCGCGGTGATCGCGGCGGTGACCGCACCGGCCAACGTGACCGGCTGCTCCTGGGCGTACTGGGTGACAGGGTTCATGGGTTCAACAGGTTGGCGACGAGAGTGAGCAATTCATCCTTCGTCATCTCCTGCTCCGCTTTCTTGTTGAGGTCGATCCCGTTGTTGCCGAGCCAGAGCACGATGTCGTCTTTCGTCCACGTCGCGTCAGGGACGGCGGGAGGCGGCGCCGGGGCCGGGCTCTCCAGTGCGGCGATGCGGGCTTCGAGCGCGGCGATGCGGGCCTCGAAGTCGATCGGCGCCCAGTGCCCTTCGGCGTCGGTGCCGAGCACCTTGCCGACCGGGGTGTTGCCGGGCGCCTGCACGTTCGCCAGGTCGCCGAGCGCGAGCGATGAACCGGCACCGGTCGGCTGCTCGATGAGCGTGACGACCAGAGTCGGATGAGCAGGATCGGCGTCGCTGCGGTGAACGGTGAGGACCGACCCCTTGCGAATCCACTCCTTGAGCGCCGAGCCGTAGACGCCGGAACCGTCGGCGGTGTTGACCCGCCCGAGCGTCCCGTTGAAATCGACCCACACCGCGGCCCCACCGGCGATGGACCCGAGGTCGGGGAACACGGCACCGTTCGTCCCCGGCGTCGTCGCCAGAGCGACAGCGACCTTCACGTCGGCCGTGGTCACCCCGACGGCCATGACGCGGGTGTATGTCCCGCTGTACTTGTCGACGTACAGCGTCGAGGTCGGAGTGACCGGCTCACCCGAGCCTTCGACCGCCGACAGGCGCCCGTCGAGTTCGCCGATGTAGCCGACGAGGTCGGTGTGGGCGGAGACGACGTGCGGGTCACCGATCTCGGCCTGGAGCGGAGCGACGATCTGCTCCTCGATGTAGGCGAGCGACAGCGGCTCCCAGACGCCCTCGCCCGACGTGCCGAGCACCGACCCGGCCGGGGTGTCAGCGGGCGCCTCGACGTCGGTGAGCCAACGCAACGGGCGCTCGAACGCGACAGGGACCCAGGTCCCGTCCGGCATCCGCTGGAGCATCTGGCCGGGCACGGCGCCGGTCAGGTCGACGTCGGTGAGGTCGTCGAGCCCGAGCGGTGCCGACGGGACGGTGCCGCCGCCGATGGTGATGTGCCCGCCGACGTGAACGACGACGCCTTTGCCGGTGGTGATCTTCACGTCGTCTGCCCCTTCGCGTACAGCGTCCCCGCCAGGATCGTGCGCGTGCCGAGCGCGTCGGTCATCTCGATGTCGTAGCCGTACGACCCGAGCATGTCGGCAGCGACCGGCAGCATGACGCCGAGGATGCCGTCGGCTCCCTCGGTGGTCGAGTCGAACACGAACTCGGCGACCTTAGCCGTCGTGAGCCGCCGTTTCACCACACCCTTGAACGTGGCCCCCGAGATGTCGATGGGGGTGACGTCGTCGTCCTCGGTGAACCGCCACGCGTCCGCGAACGTGTCCCCGGCCACGACGAGGATGTCGAGGCGACCGGGGAGACGGTCGAGCGTTTCAATCGAGGAGGACATCGGTCAGGGTGCCGCTGCTGGCGCGACGCCCGCCACCCAGGCCGTGCCGTTCCAGTGCGCCTTCGATGCGTCGCCCAGGGTGACGGAGGCGCCCTCCGCCCAGGCGGTCGCCGGGTTGGCGACGATGCCGGTCATCGCGGCGAGGTTCGCCGGGGCCGCAGCTCCAGCCGGAGTGAACCCGGTGGGGCTGGCGCCGGTCGCCGCTGGCGGCGGGACAGGAGCCTCGGACGACTCGTCGTAGGTCGGCAGACCGGCCATGAACCGGTCGACGACGTTCTCTCGCTTCGTCGCGTCGGCAGCGACGAGCGGCGTCACGATGGTCGCGGCGTCCTCGAACACCGAGTCTTGTGTGGGAGTGGGCATTTCGTGGCCTCCTATGGGCGCTCAAGTGTGCTGAGGTACTGGCGGGCGGCGTCGAGTTCCGGCGTCTCGACCGGCGGGGTTTCCTCGCCAGCTTCCTCGTCGGTTTCGGTGTCCGTCTCGTCGTCGGTCATCACGGCACGGACCGCGAGGATTTCACCGTCGGCGATCTGTGCGTGCGACGTGAACGAGATTTCGAGCAGCGCCGCCTCGACCCGTTCGAGGCCACCGCCGAACGACCGGTTCACGATCGGCCGGGCGCCGACGGACACACCGTTCACCGCCCCAATCTCGATCAGCTCCAGCATCTCGTCGCCCCGGTCGCCGTTCACGATCCGTGCCCGGAAGATGAACTCGGACGCCGAGTCCTCCATCCCGACGACGGCGCCGTACGGCTTCTCCTGGCGCTGATGGTGCCAGTGCGTCGGGATGCGTCCCCGCTCACCGCGCTCGCTGATCGAGCGGGCGAACACACCGGCCCGCCACACCTCGTGGTAGAAGCTGCGGCCACCGTTGTCCGACACTTCGTACGGCACCGCGTAGCGCAACGCCCGGGCGCGCACGATGCGCTCCTTGACCATCGCCCGGTCGATCGAGATGTCGTCGACGAGAAGGGTTCGCTGGATGACTTCGAGGTTCTTCATGCTGCCCCCTCCATGACGGGAACGGATTGGTTGGACTGCTGCGGGCGAGGGGTGATCGTGCCGACCGGCGGCGGCGTGGCGCCGAGCGGTCCGAGGTTCTCCAGGGCCCGCACTTCCTCAATCGTGATCCAGCCGCCTTCGAGGCCGGTCTTGTACGCCGAGTAGCGGTCCTGCAACGTCGTGCGGAGCATCGGCGAGAAGTCGAACTTGGCGAGCTGGGTTCGAGGCAGCACCCGCCCGAGTGCTGCCTCGATCCGTGACGTCCACGGCAGGAACGACATGCGCTGGAGGTCGACGTAGGTGGACTCGATGTTCGAGTAGGTGAGCGACTGGCCGGATGCGGCGAGGCCGAGCACGCGAGGGTCGATACCGAACCACCAGCACACCTCCGCCGCCATGTACTGCTTCGATTCGAGGAACTGGGTGTCCTCCGGCGTCCACGCGATAGCGGAGACGTCGAGCGAGGTCGGGATCACGGCGGGCGCCCGGTTGCCGAACCCGTGCTTGGTCACCCAGCGGGACTGGATGTCGAGCGCCTGCTCCGGGCTGATCTCGGGACGGTTCACCTTGATGATGACCGGCGGCACCGACGACTGCTGGAAGTTGCCGAGCTGGTACGTGTCCATGTCGCGGGCCAGGCCGATGCCGGTTCGCATCGCTTCGAGCACGCCGACGCCGCACACGGCGCCCGCCATGAGCAGGCCGCGGATGTGGAGCACGTCGAGGTCGACCCGGGAACCGACGAGCCGGTACCGGGGGACGCCGCCGACGATGTCGACCTGCATCTGCGACGGGTGGACGACGAGGAGCTGACGCGGGTACCCGGTGCGCGGGTCCATGTCGTACGGCAGGAGGTAGGCGTTGCCGTGCATCACGAGCGACGCCACGACCATCGCCCGCCACTCGACGGGCGTGAACACCGGCCACGGATCGGACAGCACCTTCGGCGTCTCGATGCGGCGGGACTCCTCCGACACGTCGTAGGCGAACACGTCGAGCGCCCCGATGCCGTCGGACAGGATGTGCTGGCAGCGCCACGCCGCCGAAATCGCCATCGTCTCCGACTCGCCGGACGCCGTCTGACGGGCGAACGGGTTGTCCCCGACGTTGGCGGAGCCTTTCAGACCGAACGAGGAGCCCGTAGGGGCCCGCAGAGCGGTCGCAGACGACCCTCCGGCCACCAGGGGCCCGGGAGCGGCACGCTCAAGCAGCTTGCCCAATCCACGAGCCATCGGTCACCTCCTCCTCGATCAGTTCCTCGGTGGCGGGGACCGCACTGCCCGGCAGGTCAAGCAGGGTCCCCGCCACGAGGAGGACCACCCCAAGAGTCAAGAACGCGGCGGGAACCCCGAGCCAGAGCCCGAACCCGACCACGAGCGCCAACGCGCCGAAGCATTGGCATGTGACCCCAGGCGAGGCGAGAAGGACATGAACGATCTTCGTCATCAGTAGAGCCAGATGCTTCCGTGGTTCGTGTCGCCTGCCACGGCCCACAGAGCGAGGGTAGCGCAGACGAGCGG